GTGAGGGTACAGTAGCTATCTATATGGATCAGGAGATGCAGTGGCATAGACAGCTGACTGCCTATACAAACCTGATAAACAATGGTGTGTGTCCAGAGCAAGCACGTATGGTACTGCCACAGTCAATGATGACTGAGTGGTACTGGTCAGGTAGCCTCGATGCATTCGCTGATATGTGTAACCTCAGGTGTGCAGGTGACACACAACTAGAGACTAGGTTAGTAGCAAATCAAATATGTGACAGCATGAAGGAACTGTTTCCTACATCGTGGCTTGCATTAAGATTGGAGAAATAGATATGGGTAAACGCATACCAATGAAGGGTGGTGATGAGTATGATGGACTCACCAAAGCACGTAGGTTTTATCTCTGGAAAGCAGGTCAGTTAAAGAAGATCAAACGTGCCTACAACAAAAGGTTTCGCAAACATGGTAAGGAGATAAAAGATGAGTGAGTACATTAACAAGCCAATCAAAGTAGTAGCAGTAGAAGAACATGAGGATGGTAGTGCTACAGTACAGGTAGAGTGTGATCCAGAAACATTCACTGCTATCTTTAATGTAGGCTTTGTTGCACTGGTTAAGGCTGGCCTAGAGACAGAGCTAGACAGGAGCAACATTAAAAATGATTAGTGCAGCGTTGATGTGCCTAGCTATGAATGTGTATCATGAGTCCCGTAGTGAGCCTATGCTTGGACAGTATGCAGTAGCACACGTAGTAGTAAATAGAGTTCAGAGTGATAAGTATCCTGATGAAGTGTGTGCCGTAGTACATCAAGGCTTTCATAAGGGTAGACATAAGTGCCAGTTCAGCTGGTACTGTGATGGTAAATCAGACAAAGCCCATGAGGAATTAGCTTGGGCTAGGTCATTAATTGTAGCCGACAACGTGTTGCGTGGTAAAGTACCTGACGTAACCAAGGGAGCTACTCACTACCACGCAGTGTATGTTAAGCCGTACTGGTCTGCGTTATTAAAAAATACTGTAGCTTATGGCTCACATAAATTTTATGAATAGGAGAAAGAACAATGACTAAGATAGAACTTGCAGGGATTGTTGGAGGTATCATAGGTTTTGCACTAGGTATCTTGGCAACATATATTTTCTTAGCTTTATTTAGCTTGGATGTTAGATTACTTTTTATTTAGAGGAGAACACTATGAGATACGCAGTAATGTTTCAGATAGAACGTGATGAATGGATCTATGCCTCAGGTGAGAACCCCTTCAACGCATCGTCACCTGTTCTAACCTTCACCACACATGAGGCAGCAAAGAAAGAAGCAGACAAGTATCACACTGGTATTGTTGTTGAACAAGAGGGAGATCTTAGGGAGTTTGATAGGAGTGAAAAAGCAGCATCTGTAATACGTTCTGCTATGAATGGGAGATTATAAGTTATGTTCTCAGTTGAATACGAATACGATGCATCTGTCGTTATATCTATGGATGAAAAAGAAAATCATGAGGACGTAGAGATGCACCTATCCCATGATGGCACTGTTTTCTTTAGACAATACGATGAGTTGCTAGATGATCATCACTTGATTGAGATTTCGTATCAACAGCTTCTTGACTTGTGGGCCTCAATGAAGCAGACTGAGGGCCTATTTAAAACAAAACTGCTAGGAGGTTAGCATGACACAGAACAGCACAACACTAATAAACTTTACTCTCTTTGATAAGGCTGGTGGCATATGAGTTCGGTAGTCATGATGTCAGTTGATCAACCAACACAGCCCTGCCCCTATGAAGCCTGTGGTAGCTCAGATGCATTTAGCTATAACACAGGCGGGTATGGCAAGTGTCATTCATGTGAGCGTTCATATCCCAGTACAGAGAAGATGTTTGATTGGGCCTTGGAAACTTATCCCGTAAACAAACGTAAGCCCCCAGTACAACAGCGTCAGGTAACGTCAGCTACCAACGTAGGCATTAGGGGAATAGATACTGACGTAGCTGTACTCTATGGTATCCAAATACAAATGGATGCTGAAGGTGATCCAGTTAGGTACGCATTCAAGTATCCTAACAATGTAAAGTATCGTGGCTACGATGAGAAGAAGTTCTGGACAAAGGAGAAGGGTACACCCCGTGAACTATTCGGGCCTGACTTCAATGCAGGATCGAGCAAACGTTTGTACATAACAGAGGGTGAGTTCGATGCCGCCAGCCTGTATCAGGCACTAGGCAAAAGCTTTCCTGTTAAGTCTATACCCAGCGCATCTATCTCAGATAAGTTTATCAAACAGAACTTCGATTACATGAACAGCTTCACTGAGGTTGTCTATGCAGGTGAACAAGATCCAGCAGGTAAGGCAGCAGCTGAACGTCTGTATGCTTTGTTCCCTGAGAAGTTCTTCTACGTACCCCTGACTAAGCACAAGGATGCCAACGACTTCATCATGAATGGTGACCAGGATGACCTCAAGTGGGCAGGACTTAAGCCTCAGAGGTTTAGTCCAGACAACTTCTTTGTGGGTGACTTCGAGGTAGAGAAAGCTATCTCAACAGAGAACCCGTATGAGTATGTTGCAACGGGTCACTCAGGTATAGACAATAAGATTCGTGGACTTGTTAAGGGTGGCCTTACTTTTATTAAGGCTATGCGTGGTCAAGGTAAGACAGAACTGATTCGTTACTTTGAGATTGGACTACTAAAGAATGACACAAAGATAGCTATGCTTCACATGGAGGAACAGAAGTCTACCACCTATCGCGCTATGGCTACATACGAACTAGGGCTTAACGTCCGTACTAAGGAAGATGCGAGGGACAACGGTGTCTCTGAGGATCAAGTTATCCTGGCGGCTAAGATTGCTGCACAAGATGACAAGACAATAGTCTTTGAGATGCGTGGACACGATGATCCCATGCAACTACTGGACTATGTTCGACTTGCTACCACAGTGTATGGTGCTCAGTACATCTTCATCGATCACGTACAACGACTAGCCTACCTGTCCAACGCAGGGGTTGAGGGTGCTACAAGTACCTTGACTACACTGGGTGCACGTATGGCTCAGCTTGCTAAGGAGTTGAACATAGGTGTTGTCTTTATCTCACAGGTAAATGATGATGGACGAACTAAGTATGCCGCCTCACTTGAGGAGGAAGCAATCGTATGCATCAAGTTAGAGCGTGACACTGAGTCGGAGGATGAAACAATACGCAACACAACTAACTTTGTCGTTGATAAGAACCGCCCGTTTGCTAAGTTGGGTAAGGCAGGTAGTGTGTACTATGACCCTGACACTACAGTCCTTGAGGAGGTTTCATTCGAGGTATGAAGATTGTTGTCAGTGATATAGAAACTAATGCTCTCATAAATAGTGATAAGCTATGGTTGTGTGGCGGTAAGGATGTGGACACAGGTGAGGTCTACAAGTTTGAGAACTGTCACGATGATACTGTTGCTAAGGCTGCTGCCATTGAATGGCATAAGTCAGTAGATTATTTCGTTGGTCATAACTTCATACAGTTTGATGCACCTGAACTAAACAGAATGCTTCAACCTAAACTCATTGACCCTGCTAAGGTTATCGATACCTTGTTAGTATCACGTGTTGTGGACTACGGTATTGAGATACCCAAGGGTGCTAGGTCTCCTCATAGCTTAGATGCTTGGGGGCGTAGGCTTGGTGTACATAAGGGAGACTTCCATAACTTCAGTGAGTTCTCACAGGAGATGGTTGACTACTGGTATGGTGACTTGGATACGACTGAAGCTTTGTACAATCACTTCTCTAAGTATATCTATGACGATAGCTGGAAGAGATCTTTACGTGCAGAGCACAACCTACAGATCGAGTTGGTACGTACTAGGTACTACGGGTTTGCCTTCGATACCCCTAAGGCTAGTGGTCTTCTGACTTCTATACTAAAGCAGATGGCTACCCTTGAGGATCAGTTCCAGATAGACTTCCCACCTAAGCTCACACCTGTGAACACAATGATGTACCGACTAAAGAAGGATGGTACTGAGGTGGCTAGTGTTATCAATGCTAGGACTAAGTATGATTTGACCCAAGTAATTGGTGAAGACTTAGTGTGTTACAACTGGATTAACTTTAAACCTGGATCATCTAAGGATCGTATTGAAGCACTGTGGGATGCGGGTTGGAAACCATACGACAAGACTGTTACTGCTATTAAGTTTAGTAGGCTGTCTGTCGGTGACCCGTATGGTAAGAACCAGAAAGCTATGACTAAGAAGTTCTACAAAGATAAGAAGGATGATCTAACCAAGTATGGCTGGGCTTGTTCTGAGGACAATCTTGAGACACTACCTGAGAATGCACCTGAGGGTGCACGTTCACTAGCTAAGTGGCTAACCCTAGAGGGAAGACGTAGTTCCCTTGTGGAGTGGATCAATCAGGTGGGTACTGATGGACGCATACACGGCACCATCAATAACATAGGGGCATGGACAGGAAGGTGTGCACACAACGCACCCAACACAGCAAACATACCATCATCGTTTCATGGTGAGCCTAAGTCTGCTGTTGATGAGGTCAAGAAACAATACGACTCTGACCTACGTTCTTGTTGGACTACACCTAAGGGCAGCTGGCTAGTAGGTACGGATGCAGATGGTATCCAGCTTAGAGTATTAGCTGATTATATGTGGAGACACTTTGATGCAGATCAGTATGCAAGAGCTATTATGGACGGTAAGAAGGAGAATGAAACAGACATACATAACGTTAACAAAAAAGCTTTGGGCCTTAGTCATGCGACACGTGACATGGCTAAGACTTTTATCTACGCTTGGCTTCTAGGGGCAGGTGTCGAGAAGACTGCACAGATACTTAAGGTAAACAAGGATGGTGCAGTAAAGGCTAGAGAGTCCTTCATTAAATCTATTGATGGTCTGTCTGACTTAAAGAATAGACTTGTTCCCTACATTGCGGAGCAAGGGTACTTCACAGGGTACGATGGGCGAAAAGTTAAGGTGCCTAACGAACACAAGACACTGGCTGGTATGTTGCAGTCAGCTGAAAGTATTCTAATGAAGCACACACTACTCAGCTGGACTACTGAAGCACGTAAGCTGGGCATCAACTTCAAGATGGTAGGGTTCATCCATGACGAATACCAGACAGAGGTTATAGGAACTAAAGAAGAGGCTGAAGAGTTAGGTAAACTCCAAGCTAAGTGCATGGAAGAAGTAGGTGTCGAGCTAGGGTTTAGGATACCTACGCCTGGATCTTTTGATGTAGGAATAAATTGGCTTGACACTCACTAATAAATAATTATATACTTTTAATACCATAGAAAAGAGGTACTGAAAATGGCTACTGAAATACTTGAATTGTTTGGCACACTAGATTGGGCTAAAGTATTTGAACACAACCGTGATCAAGCATCATGGAATGTCGATACAGATGGAGAATGTAAGGTCACCATCACTCTCGATGAAGAAAACGCAGCTAAGCTTAAAGCATCTGGCTGTCAAAAGAAAATGGAATCCGTTGAGGATGGCACTAAGGTTACACTTAGTCGTCCATTCAAAGGCAACAATGATTGGGGTAGTGGTACGCCAACTGTTGTAAACGTTAAGGGTCTCGACTGGGACTTTGACGTAGACGGTTTCATTGGTAACGGAAGCACAGGTATGGTACGTGTTGCCGTTTACGATACATCGACTGGGCGTAGGGGTACACGTCTGGAAGCGGTGCAGGTCATAGACCACGTGACCTACGAGTCTGAAGGAGGAAGCTCCTCCCCTTCCTTCAAAGATTTATCCTCTAAAGTTGAGGATGCTAAAGCTGCCCCGATTCCTAAGGCAACTAAAAAGAAAGCTACAGTATCAGAAGATACTATCCCTTTCTAGTCGTCTTAAATATGTGTGTGTTCTACAAGAAAGCCCCTTCCCTTAGTTGGGTGGGGGCATTAATATTCACAGCAAGGGAGAGACACAATGGAAGTTAAGACAAATGATACGCTGGTGCATGACATCGAGCAGACTATACTAGGTCAGAACGGATGGGACAAATCTGTTGGTGACTTTATGTCTAAGAACATATCAGACATGGCTGAGCAAAGGTTTGCTAAACCACAGGAGCCTCGCTCTTACCTCTCTCTGTCTTCACTAGGTACACCATGTGAGCGTAAGCTCTGGTACAAAATTAATAAACCTCTGGCGTCAGAACCTCTTGGCCCAGATACTCTATTCAAATTCTTTTATGGTGACATAATCGAGGAGCTAGTACTAGCTATAGCTGCTGTGTCTGGTCACTCAGTTACTGGTATGCAAGATCGTATGGACGTGCATGGCATCAAGGGACACAGAGATGCAGTCATCAATGGTATGACTATCGATGTTAAGTCTGCGTCACCTTACGCCTTCAAGAAGTTCAAGGATGGCAACCTTCGCAGGGATGATCCCTTTGGTTACATCTCTCAGCTTAGCTCTTACGTGTATGCTGCTGCTGATGATCCACTCGTAACCAACAAGACACACGGTGGGTTCCTTGTTGTCTGTAAGGTTAGTGGATCTGTATGCCTAGACGTATACGATTTCTCTGAAGAGTTTGATGAAAAAGAAAACACAGTCAAGCACCTCAAGGCTATGGCTAAGAGTGAAGAACCACCAGAGAGAGCCTTCAGTCCTGTGCCACAGTCTAAGACTAGTGACAACGGCAACATGAAGCTGGCATCTACCTGTGGCTACTGCGACTTTAAGAAGGTATGCTTTCCTAAACTACGCAAGTTTATCTATAGTGATAAGCCAATGTATCTTACGAAAGTAAAGAAGCTTCCTAACGTAGCAGAGGACTTAGAGTTTCGTGGCGAAATTTAGTAACAAAAGACTGAGGGGTATCCAAGAAGGTTATCGCTCAGGCTTGGAGGTAGACACCGCCAACTACCTAAAGAAAAGAAAGATCTCTTTTACCTACGAGAAAACAAAGATCAAGTGGATAGACTTACGCAATAGAACCTACACACCTGACTTCGTTCTGGGCAATGGTATCATAATTGAGACCAAAGGGCGGTTCGTTTCTGATGATAGACGTAAACATAAAGAAATAAAAAAACAGTTTCCTGATCATGACATTAGATTTGTCTTTACAAACAGTCGATCACGTCTATACAAAGGCAGCAATACTACATATGGTGACTGGTGTACTAAGAACGGCTTCATCTATGCCGACAAGGTTATACCAGAATCCTGGCTAGAGGAGAGCAACAATGACTGAACAGTTTAAACCATACGCTGAGATACTTAAGATAATCAAAGGCCCATTCGAGAATGGTGACAGCCTTCCTTGGAACCTTTGCCTAACTAAGTACAAGTACGATGACAAACTTTATGAAGAAGAGTTTTATTATTCTAACATGAGGGAAGCTATGGATGATGTGGACTTCTTGTCGAGTAATGTTAGTATTGTTATTGATAGTAACGGTAATGCACAACACGATGATGTTGTCAGGGAGGTAAGTGGTGATGCCTAAGGTTTTTAAAAACAGGACAGCTGTTGTGTTCTCCTGTGCACACTGTGATCCTTCCGTTAGCAACGCCAGGTTTAGTGTTCTTGGTGAGTTTCTTTATGACATCAAGCCTGACTATGTTGTAGACTTAGGTGACGGTGCTGACATGCGTTCACTAAATACATTTGATACTCGCAACCCAGAGTCTATTGTTAGTCAGAACTATGAGGCAGACATCGAGCAGTACAACGATGCTCAAGATCGTTTGCGTTGGAAGTTCAGACACCACAAGCGTAAGCGTCCTACCTTCTATGGGTTCGAGGGTAACCATGAGCACCGCATTAAGAAAGCTTTGAAGAGTGATCCACGCCTAGAAGGTTCTAAGTATGGTATATCCTTTAGCCACCTACAAACTAACCACTGGTTCGATGAGTATCATGAGTACCATAACTCAGCGCCAGCAATCAAAGACTATGACGGTGTGTCCTATGCTCACTTCTTTAGTGCTGGTAATTTTGGCACAGCTATGAGTGGAATGCATCACGCAAATTCTTTACTTTCTAGCAGGTTTAAGAGTTCAACCTGTGGTCATTCACACAAGAGAGATGTAAAGTTTAAAGATGCAGCTGGTGCAATAGGTCTTGTTGCTGGTTGTTTTAAAGGTGCTGACGAAGCTTGGGCTGGTCAGGCTAACCTAGACTGGTGGTCTGGCGTAGTAGTCAAGAGAGAAATACAAAATGGCGTATACGAACCAGAGTTTATTTCTTTAGCGGCTCTACAAAAAGAATACGGTTGACACTGTTATGAAATTTAATATAACTAGGAGTTTCTTCCGATGAAATTTGAAGCCCGAATTGTTTTAGAAGTAGACCCTGACGCTAACTTTTTGGAGGTGTCTGACATTAACTCTTGTATAGAAATTCTAGAGTTGCTTGAAAATTTAATCCACGATACAGATGATGTATCAATTCTAACCTGTGAGGTAAATACTTATGACTAACATTATACTAGACGACAAAGAGTACGACTCAGCTGACTTAACTGAAGAACAGAATGCAATTATTAACTTACTAAACTTAGGCAATAATTCTGTTACCTTACTTAACCATATGCTTCAGTGTACACAGCTTGTTCAAAATATGAAGACAGCAGAACTTAAGAAGTCACTAGAAGATAATCCTGAGG